ACCCAGAATCTAGATATTGTCATCGATAAGAACTTCTATCCTACCGAGAAGTGCAAGCGTTCAAATATGCGTAATCGCCCTATTGGTATTGGAGTTCAAGGTCTAGCTGACGTCTTTGCCATTCTTCGGATTCCTTGGACGTCTCCGGAAGCAGCCAGACTAAATCGTGAGATCTTTGAGAACATCTACTTTGCTGCGGCCACGATGAGTATGCTAGGCGCGAGCCAGGATGATTGGCACGGCATCGCCCTTAATAGTGAGAAGGCGTATGAGACTTTCAAGGGATCACCCATGAGTCAGGGTCAGATGCAGTTCGATTTGTGGAACGAGACGCCAATTACGACCTACCTTGATTGGAAGAATCTTCGTAAGCTTTGCAAGGGTGGTATGCGTAACTCTCTGCTAGTAGCTCCCATGCCCACTGCCTCAACCTCACAGATCCTTGGAAATAATGAGTGCTTCGAGCCCTTTACGTCGAATCTCTATACTCGTCGGGTTCTTTCTGGAGATTTCATGATTGTGAACAAGTATCTGGTGGATGATCTCGTAAAGCTGAATCTTTGGACACCGGATATTCGTAGTCAGATCATGGCCGAGAATGGTAGTATTGCTAACATCAGAGAGCTTCCTTCAGATATTCGCGAGCTCTACAAGACAGTTTGGGAGATTCCTCAGAAGACTCTTATTCAGATGTCTCGCGATCGGGCTCCCTTTATCTGCCAGTCCCAGTCACTCAACTTATTCCTTGCCGAACCCACATATGCTAAAATCACGTCTATGCATATGTATGCTTGGAAGCAGGGATTGAAGACAGGTTGTTATTATCTGCGTACAAAGGCGGCCTCATCTGCACAAAAATTCACAGTCGATCCCACTTGTCTTTCTTGCAGTGCCTAAACAATTTCTCTTTAGTTAAATATAAAAATGCCCGAAGGTTTTACTCTATCTGCTGGCACTGGTGCCGCTGCTCTTCCCCTCGGTGGTCGTCGTCGCTCGCACAAGAAGCTTCGTGTCGTGAAGAAGAAGACGGTGCGCAAGATGCTAAAGAAGATGGGTCTTAAGATGCGCGGTGGTATGGCCGGTGAGGTTACGGCTGACAAGGTTGTTGATGACAAGATGGCCACGGGTGCCGTCGTCGCCAAGGGCGGTCGCCGCCACACTAAGAAGACGCACCGCCGTCGTTCTCTTTTTGGCCTAAAGTATTAAGTTCGGGCGCGAGCTTCTGACCAATCTCCGTGACTAGCATGAACAGGTTCTCGTTAAATCCGTAATGGCACCCATTCGGTTCATTAAATACAGGCGTCTTGCGAGATGATGTATTTTTTGGGTGAATTAAACTTACAATAACATCTTGAGGTGATAATTCACGACACATTTGCTCGCGACCGCGAATAAATGCGTTACCTTCTCCGATATGTACGTTCTCATCGAACTTCCCCTCATTCCAAAACTTACGAGTAAAAACTAGAGTTGCTTCAGATACACGCTCACTCATTGGGAGAATGTAAGGAGGAACATTCATAAATGAACAAAACTTCGTAATATCGTAGCAAGGAATCGTCGTACAAAATCCACACTCCTTAGCCGGTTCTTTTAGAAGCATAGCTACGCGATGAAGTACACTATTGTTCGGGTACACGTCATCATCATCCATCGTGACCATCATGTCATACATGGCGTTCTCTACGGCGAGATTACGCTTCTGTGAAATCGTAAGACCTGGCTCACACCGGACGTACTTTACGTTAGGAACTCCAATGAGAGTATCTTCAATTGAATCCTCTCCATCATCGACAATTACCCACTCGAGTTTATCTTCGGGATATGATTGAATCATGTACGAATACTTTGCTAGAGGCATAAAGACTCGACGATCGCGAGTAATGGTTAGAATCGATACATCGGGCAGATCCTCTTCCTTAGGGAAAACATCTTTTAGGACATAGGGAGGTAGATTCGTATCGAAACATTCGGCTATAGTAGTCTTCATCGTCTCAATCCAGGCCTTGTGATTCGATTCATAAAACGAACGAATAAACTCTGAACCACCCCGCTTGTCCTGAAAGGAGGTGTTGGCGTACTGAGTTAGTGCTTCCATGATAGAGGCAACCGTCGTATCAACCAGCACACTAATACAATCTGTCTGTTGAACTGTATTTCCGGCAACTCCATAGAAAACACCATACTGTACATGTCCAACAATGTCAGTGATAAAGGGAGCAATAGGTGAAAGAAGAAGATTACATCCAACTGACATGGCTTCTACTACTGCATGACCAAACCCTTCTGCAGCCGTAACACAAACACATAGACCACACTCCTTCAAGAGTTCATCATACTCATCCGTCTTGAGAACTTCCGATCGTACCACAACCTTCTCCTGAATTTCTGAAGGAACTGTCACTTGAATATGTTCAGGCGAATGAACCACATACAGGGTCGGGAGCATAGCATACGTTTCCGGCTGAGACTCCTTTAGTCGCATATAGGCTTGAAAAACGGGCTTCGGATGACGAAAGATATTTTTACCGACGGGAATAATAGCCTTCGAATAATTCTTCTTCCAGTTATCGGGATTCCAGCCCTTATCGATAGAACTCCATCCAATATAGCGAATCTTGGCCTTGTACGATGATGATTGATTAAACCGCTCACGAGCCTCAGTGGTTTTTACCCAAATCTCATCAAACATCTGCATGTAGGGAATCCAGTTCTTGTACGTCCACTCAGGATTGGGAATCCAAATGTTCTTGCGAGCATACGAAAATAGACAAGGATTAATCACCTCTAGAAAGATGTTTACATCAGCATCCTCACACTGAGGGTAGACGTGAGGTACGCGAAAAATTTGAACATCCTTGCCTAAGAAAGCAGTAAGAATACCTCTCAGAATGTTTGAATCATGTGTAAGTCCCGTATTGGCTTGAAAGTTTCCTACAATGTTAATTCTCATTTGTTTAAAGAATCATTTCTTGGTAGTAAACGCTTAGTTAGTCGGCCTGTTGGAAATTGACGAAGTGTACGAGGCCTCACATTCAGATACTGTAAATACCGTCTCCAATCCTTTTCGACACAGGGACCAGCAAATACACAAGGTCTATCCTTAAAAAGTTTAGCCTCTGTTTCACCAAACCATCTCCAAAAAGCAACCGGATCAGTAATTTCAACCGAATCATCTAATTCCGTTTCCTCCAATAAATTTCGGCACAGAGTTTTCTGTTCTTGATTCTCAAAGCCATAGACTGTACTGAACAAATCTTGCTTGTACTTCGCATCCACAATTGCAAACTGTTTTCCATCCCATCCAACCCTTTCTATAGGTCGAAAAGAATCCCAGGTGGGTTCAAAAACATAAATTTGACTTTCATACTTACCATAAATTCTATTGTGAAATGTTTTGAGTTCCATTATTTAGATTAAAAAAACGATTTAAGCTCGCCCGTACGCGTTCCAAATACCTTAACGTTCATGGGATTGGCAATCGGAGGAGCAAAATCCTCAATATCCTTACGATAGAACATGTGAAAGTCTACCTCCGAGAATACCTTAGCCGCACAATATCCAACTACCCGACCATTTAAGTCATCAAGCTCCTCAGATACTGCCTGCGGATTATTCTGACCAAACATCAGGTAATAGCTACGCATAACCAGCTTTACTTCATCATCATTCTGACGATCAATATGATACTTATTGCCACTCATCAGAAGAACCTGCTCGTAAATACGCTTCTGAATAAGATCAATATTATCGAGGCTAAAGAAAACCGTGTTAAGAGGAGTCTCCTTGTGCATGGTTCCAATTAGCTCACGACGAGGATCGCTGCCGTGAATTGATAGACCATCATTCGAATAGAGCTTGTACGGGCGAGCCGAATACCCGGCCAGCGAGGGATCATTGATATTGGGAACACGACCATTGTGTTCCTGACTATACTGAGCAGACGTTGATGTCATATTATATTTGTTCTGAACCGCCGGGACTTCAATCTTTTCAAGGACAGACTTCTCCATTATAATTCAGGCTATGAAATTAAGTTCTTAAGTTATCATACAGATTCATGTTAATTATCTCCTTGAGTTCAAGTGTGAAAGAGAAATCAGCACCCTGTAGGTTGAGTATGTTACCGTATGCATCATAAAGTGTAATAGCAATCTTGTTCACATCCTTCGGTTGCTGGAAAAACACTTCTTTGATGGTGGTGTTCGATGTGTCGGTCTCGTATACAGTCGTAAATTTAGAAGGCCGAGTCATGATCTTAGCAAAGGCAGAGAAGTGGGCATTATTAAAGTCCCGATGGGTTACCACATCCCAATCATTCAGGGCTAGATAAACATAGTTATTAGCGATGATGACCGGCGTACTTTCTGCCTCTTGTATGTACCAGCTTGTCGTTATAGAAGGATTAGGAGTTGAGGCCGTCCCTAATAATTTTAGATTTAAGTGTGAGGTTGCCTGTGATGAACCCAATACTCCACTTAAAGCCAAACTATTTGTATACGAATTTTGTACGAACCCTAAGAAGTAACCAAGACCGTTGGCAGTAGGATGTATGCTTGAAGGAAAGGTAACGCTAAAGGTTATATCCGAGGCAAAAAAGAACTTTCCTGAAATTTTATTATACACTACTTGAAAGTTAGCGAGCGAAGAATCAGCACTTCTCACGACTGACTGAACCGTAGCGGCCAAATTAGAAAAACTATCATAATTTCCATCAGGAATATGTATGGAAAGACCATTCGGAAAGGCGGAAGTAGTTAAAATAAGAATTGTATTATTATACAAGGCATTATCAAACTCATAAAACGTGTTCGGAAGTTCAATAGACGTCAAGGCTACAGAATAAACATTCTTTATTGTCCGAGGAAGTGTAAAAATAAAGTTGGAAGCAATAGATGTCTTATAACTATCGGCCGGTGTTAGAGCTGAAGTTGCTATCGTTAGACCATTCGGAGGAAACAACTTCAAAAGAACACTATTTGAATTGTTCGTAACTACGGCATAATCACGAAATCGACTGTCAATATTAAACGAATTAATCTTTATATCTTTCTCATAACGAATACTAGTCTTACTCTTATCTTCATATTTTGACGCCTTGGGAATAGTATCCTCATTACCACGATTTCCAGGAAACTTTTGAAAGTCTTCTGGACGCTCGACTTCTTGATCTTCATAAGAATGTTGAGCGTGTTCTTCTACCTGCTCATCATCTTCGTATTCGTTCGGATGAACAAGTAGGTTTTTTGCGTTTTCTTCGTATTGTTCCGCAAGTAATTGCTGATATGTTAGAGACGCTTCCATTAGTATCAAACATGTAAATTTATGAAAGTAATTATTCGCGTATAAAGCAAAGATGTTATCGGCAAGTCAATACTTACAAACCAGCAAGCTTATATCATGTCCTGGACCTACTGGTGCTCTTGGTCCTAGCGGTGCACGTGGACCTACAGGGCCTGGTGGTCCTACGGGACCATCGGGATATTCAACCGGCTTGATTTACTATTTCCAAATCAATAGTCCTCAACCAACAGCTAACATGGTGACTGGGTCAGCCATGCTGCCTACACCTCCTCCACCTGTATATTCAAATAATCCAAACTACACCACACCGTACAAGGGGTATTACTACTATGCTACAGCTACAAGTGCGTCTTTACCTCTGTCCCTTGCAACTAAGATTGCCAGCTTTACTGGAACTTGTCCGACCGGAACAACAGTAATTCCAAATGGCATATGGCAATGTTTAGTGAATATTTATTCATTTCAAACACTCAGCGGGTCTCCGCCTTGGGCCGATCCGTCAACACCGGTACAAATTGAAGTGTACGCAAAGGCCTATAAAAATTCAGATACTCTATCAAATGCCATTGGAACATATAATCCGGCAAGAGCTGTTCTTGTCAGTGGTCTAGTTGATAACCCCTATTCTATTCCCATAGAAGTTCCTAACCCAATTGCCATATCCACTAGCGATACCATTTATGTTGATTTTTATGTTTCCAAGATATATCAGGTTTCTGGTTCATATGTGAATACCACGATTGAGTTTTGGACAGAGGGTGATTCAATTAGTCAGGTAACAACGACATTTGCACCTCAATCAGGTCCTCAAGGAAACACGGGTCCTCAGGGAAACACTGGAGCTCAAGGTAATACGGGTGCTGCAGGTGCTCCGGGCGTTCCAGCTGCTCCGGCGGGAGCAGTTATGGCCTATGCTGGATCAGCCGGACTACTGCCTTCAGGATGGATATTATGCGATGGCACTCAATACAATGGTACTTTGTCAACCTATTCTGCACTGTTTGCCGCTATTGGAAATACATATGGTGGAAGTGGTCAGGCGTCTTTTGCTGTTCCCAATCTCAAACAAAAAATGATTTTGGGATCCGATCCATCTAATATTTCTAATCCTACACCTCTAGGAACAATAGGTGGTTCGTCTACCGTTACTCTTGCGGCAAATCAGATTCCTAACCACTCTCACGATAATCTGAGTCAGGGTAACGGATATGCGGCAACTGATGGTGGTAATGGAAATCGAGCAAATGCAAACGGACGAACAGGCTCAATCATTTATGATGCTGCCGGTAATATTGCAGTAAATTCTGGTCAAACTCCAGCTGCAGTTAATGTAATGAATCCTTTCATAGTTCTAAATTATATTATTAAACTTTGAGTTTATTCAAATCACTGAGCCACATCTCTTTCGGGGTAGTATTTTCCATATCCGTAATCTTATTTTTTAGTTCAGCTAGTTCTTTCTCATGTTTGGTTGCATTTGTCAATGTCAACGAGGCAATAGGGAGATTCATGAGATAATCGTAAGAATCTTTGATAAGTTCAAATTTCTCCTTCTTTAGAAGGACATCGCATTCTTCCCGAGTCTTTCGGCGAATATCAGGAACAGGCTTTTCCCGACACTGCTGTCGAATAAATCTCACTACGTTGACATGATACGGTAGTTTATCATTCAGAATCTTGAGAATATTCTCACGACGCTTCTCATATAAATCTAGACGAACCGTCGCAAACTCACTCAGAATCTCGTTCGGGCTATTGTACTTGTGAATCACACACTTAGAATTGAAGGCATGCATGTTCGTAATCTTGATCTTGTCGGTTAGCTGCTTTTCAAGGGCACTTGCATCAGAACCAAGTTTGACCTTAATTAGAATATCCATATCCGTCGACGTATCCGTAAAATCTTTTATCACTCCATCAGTTACCATCTTATCAAGTGTCTCTCGGAAATCAGATGTCCAAGTCCCAACGGGAAGTTCAGTAATTGTGACCGTATCTTTATCTGTCTTCCACACGCCCTTCACGACATAATCATTCTTACCGTCTTTTGCAATGGTACCCTTGAATCCCTCATAGTACGGAATGAACTCACGTTCAAGTCCCTTGCCTGTCTTGAGCCAATCAATAAGAGCAGACTTTAATTCAGCCGGATTGAAGGACGGGATGTTTGTGCTGTAGCCGGTACCAATACCACGAGATCCGTTCACTAGGAGCATCGGTAGAATAGGCGCATACCATTCCGGCTCGACCAGGGTGCCATCATCGTCACGATAGACGAGACAATCGAAATCATCTGAAGGAACAAGATTTTGAATGTATGGTTGTAGATAGGTGTGAATGTAGCGAGGAGACGCCGAATCCTTGCCACCTTGCAGACGAGTACCGAACTGTCCTTCCGGCACGAACCATGCGATGTTGTTTGAACCTACGAAGTCCTGGGCCATAGCAACGATAGCTTCCGTCAGCGAAGCCTCGCCGTGATGATAGCCGGAATGTTCGGAAACATAACCAGCAAACTGAGCGACTCGAATTTCAGATTTTAAATTACGTTTGAAGGCCGAATACAGAATCTTACGTTGAGAGGTTTTGAGACCATCCATGACGTTAGGAATCGAACGTTCAAGATTGTAGTTCGAGAAATGAATGAGATCCTTGTGCACGAAATCTTCATACGGAACTTCTTGGCCCGGGTTCGCATTGATAATTTCACTACGCGAATAAGTCTTGAGCCATTCCTTACGATCATCAGCCATAGTCTTGTTGAAAGCAAGTTCAATAGATTTATCACTCACCTCATCAGTATAGGAATACGGAACAATATTCATAGTCTTGAAATAGTCCTTAGCCTCGTCGCGCGTCGAGGTACCAAGTCCCTTGTAGTACTTAATCTTCCATCCACGAGATACGTCAGTCTTCTTCCACTCCTCATAGTCATACTGAGTATAGAACGCCTTCGTGTTGGTTCCCTTAGTTGCCTTGACGATTGGAGTTGCCATGTAGGTAATGAAATTCGGGATCTGAATAAGTTCATGCCATAGTTCGTGAAACATGTTGATGAGCAGACCACGAATATGAGATCCATCGTAATCCTGATCCGTCATGATTAAGATCTTCCCATAGCGAAGAGATTTAAGATCCTTGTATTTCTTTCCAGACTCAAGACCCAGAATCTTTTTTAGATTAGCAACTTCTTCCGTCTGTTCAACCTT